GTGTGATGCGCTCCTTGCCGACGGTGACGCGGAAGCCCATTCCGGTCTGCTCAGAGTCGATCAGCCACTTGTCCAAGCCGGGAAAGTTCACGCACAACGCCTTGATCGCCTGCGCGGGCGTGTCCACTTCAAACTCGAACCGGCACTGTCCGAGTCGCTTGCGGAGTGCGCCGTAGACCTTAACGACTTTCATGCCGCAGGACCATGGCAGTGCTCTTGACATAGTAACCGCCATACACGTCGCGGCTACTCAGTCGCCCCTGTACATGATGCAGGATTTGCTGATCGCCCAGGTAGATCGCCGCGTGGTTGGGCAGGTCTGAGAACAGTTGCATCAAGATCGCGTCGCCGTACTGCAGCTCTTCGAATGGCACCTGCCGGAAGCCCTGCGAGCGATAGCTGTCGAGGTACAGGTTCTCGCCCCGTTCCCAGAATCGATCACGTCGTTCGAAGTCCGCCAGCGTCAGACCCCACTCGCGCTGATACCAGTCCCGCACGAGCGAGTAGCAATCGACCACCCCAAACACGAACTCGCGGCCGACATAGGGCAGCTCAAACGCCGCAGGCTCGCAGCCGCCCCATGCTTCTGTCTTGGGGTTGACGATCACCCACGGCAGGCCGCTGTTGTTGCAGCCGATCTGATCTGCTGCTGATGGTTCAGGTGGGGTCACCGGGTGGCTGTGGACAACAGCGATCACCTCGCCTGCATCTTCGGCTGCTGCATAGTCCGCCGGGTCAAGGATGAAGTGCTCGTCTGGTGTGGCGGCGATGTTGCGGCACGGGTAGTACCGGCGCCGGCCTTTGACCACATGGATCAGGCCGCAGCATTCGCGGGGATCTTCGGCCTGCGCGTGCGCCAGGATGTCGGCCTTAAGCGTGTCGGTCAGCTTCATCACTGGGTCAGACCCGCCCCTGGGAAGGAGCCGAACGGCAACTCAGCCGTGGCGCCAAACCGCAGTTTGCAACTCTCCACCCGCTTGCCGCACACGTCAGCCGCCAAGGTGCCGACCACCTGATCGTTCACGTTCCAGTAGTTGCTGCCGGTGTAGCCGCACTCAGCGCCGCGATACTTCCACTGACACACGTTGGCGATGATCTGCCGCTGGGGCAGCATGACGCCTGCCAGGTCAAACTTGCTGGCCAGCTCGAACTCAACCAGATCGCGGTTCTCGTTGGACTTCCGGTCGACGTACCAGATCTCTGTCGGGAATCGGGCATTAGGGTCAGCCGCCGCCTCGCCGTCGAGAAACTTCTTCAGCGTGCGGATCCGCCGGACCGTGGCGCCGCCCAGGTCGTTGCCGGGTGTGGTCGCGTTGACCAGCAGCAGCAGCGTGGTCATGTCGCTGAACAGGTTGCTGATTCGCAGCGTCGGGCGCGGCAGGCTGCCAGAGCTGGTGTAATCGAAGCCCGTCGCCTCAACCGGAAGCCTGACATAGGTGTTGCTGGCAAAGACGATATTGCCGGTGACGGCTGCGTTCACGCCGTTGTGCCAGTAGTAGGTGGTACTGGCGCCGTGCAGTGTGGAGTCAAGCTGCAGCTCAAACAGCTCGATGATCGCGTTCGGACCCAGGACCGCCAGTTCTTCGTAAACGCTGCTGATCGCTGCCCATGTGACGCCGCCGTCTGCGATCGTGCTGCCGATGTCCGTCGGCCAAGCTGGCTGCGTGCTAGCGCTGGTGCCGGCAACCGTGCAGCGGAACACCAGCCCGCTAGCCTGCGTCGTCGTAGCGCGGACGATGGCGCCGACTGCGTAGCTCGTGCTGGCTTGCCAGGCGGTGTAGGCCATCAGGGCTCAAAGACCTCTTCAAAGGTGGCGCTGATGTTATTCAAGTTGCAGCTGACCTGGCTGGTGTTCCAACCTCGGCAGACCCACTTCCCGGCGTAACCGTTCGGATCAGTCCAGTCGAACGACTCGACCGCACCACGCGCGCGCAGGAAGGTCAGGATGTTGTTGCGCTCGGTGTCGTCTCGATTGCTGAACTGCAGCGACCACTTCTTCGGCTGCGTGTTTAGGCCATAGGCGAGCCGCTGCTCATAGCCGTCACCGAAGCGAACGCTCCTGACGATCGGCTGCTCTTCCAGGTCGGCGGTGAAGCTGGGTGTGTAGGTGAAGGTTGCCATCAGCGTGTAGTTGCGAGGAGGCCGCCAGGCCGTTGCTGCTTGACGATCTCAGCCTGCACTGCAGCACCAATCACGCGGCCGAGCTGGTTGGCATTGGGACCGTCACCCTGCACCTGGCTGTTGCCTGCGTCAACGTTGACGGTCACATTGACGCCAGTGCCGCCAGATGCTGCCACGCCCAGCCGGCCATCGGCGCCGCGGCGGAGCGGCATAATCGCTTCAGGACCAGCCTCACCCATCAGGCCGACGCCTTTAGCGAATGGGAACATGGTCGGACCGTTGACGATGCCACCGCGGGCAAATGGCACCACGCCATTGGAGCCGTAGACGTTGCCGGCTGCGTTGAGCGCAAAGCCTGGCAGGAACGACTTCAGCGCACCCGCACCGCTCAGGCCCGCGCTGGCCGAGGCAAAGGCTCCGCCAGGGATCAAGCCCTGAATCAACTTCAGCAGCGGCGCAATGATCAGCATCCGCGTGACCATACGAGTCAGATCCTCAACGATCGACAGCGCGAATTGACGGAAGCTGAAGGTGCCCGTTGTGGTTAGGCTGACGATCGCATCCTCCAGCCCGCTGAATGCGTTGGTGGTGACATTAGAAATGTTTTCACTGAGCGTGCCGACGCTTTGCAAATAATCATCGATTGCATTGCGGGCGCCAGATAGCGCGTCCTTCTGGCTTGATGCGGCGTCGCTGAAATCAAGCAACTCGATCGCAGCTTTGCTGGCGTTCTCACCAATCTCGGCCAAGCCTTCTGAATACTTGCGCGCAGCGAGCGCGTTCTCACGATCAGAGAACGCATCGATCGCATCCCTGAATGGTCCAATGTCCAGCTCGCCGCCAGCAGCCCGGACCTCGCGCGCCAGGTCAACCACTGCCATGGTCATGCGATCGACTTCGCGGTTCGCGTCCCTGATCGCTTGCTCACGTTCAAGCATCAACTGCTTAAACGGATCGGCGCCGACGCCTGCGATCTGGGCGTCAAGATCCTCGACGTTCTGCCTGTATTGCTCGAGCAGATCGCTAGCCTTTCTGGTCAAGTCTTGACGCCGCTTTAGTATCCGCTCCTGCTCATCCGCCGCCCTCTTGGCAGCGGCTGCAGCCTTTTTAGATGCGGCCTCAGCGCGCTTGTCTTCCTCGGTTGTATCCAGTCCCATGCGTCGCCCACCCTGGCGGCGGCCAGTGCCAGGGGAAGGCGTCTCGCTGAAGATCTTGCCGATCTGCGCAAAATCCTGCCGAGCTTGCGCAAGCATCCCGGAGACCCTGGTGCGATAAATCTCTGCTGCACCTTGGAAGTCACCCTGAACTGCTTTCGCTATCACCTGAAATCCGGCGACGGCGTTCTTAATGAAAACATCAAAAAGCTTGACAGTGGCAAAGACAAACGTGGCGACTGATTGGATGCCAACCCTGATCACGGTGAACAGCGCATCCCAATCGTTCTTTGTGTCGAATAGGTCGCCAAAGACTTCAAGGATTGACTGCAGCGATGGCAGCAGCGCGTCGGTCAGCTCAGCGCCGAAGCCCTGGGTCCTGATGCCCAGCTCCGTGATCGTGTCATTGAATAAATCCGATCGCGCGGCAAAATCTTCGCCCACCTTGTAGGTGAACTTTTCCATGCTGGCCGCGCCTTCGTTCAGCAGCGGGATCAGGTCGGCGCCAGATTTGCCGAAGATCGCCACCGCCGCGGCCGCTTTCTGCGCGCCATCAGGCATGTCAGCAAAGCGATCAGCGATCTGTTTCAGCGCCTTCTCAGCTGGCACCACTTGGCCGTCAGCAGTCTTGACCGCAACGCCCAGCGCGTCAAACTTCCGGCCAAGGTCTTCGTTGCCCTCAGCCGCCTTGACCAGATTCACGTTCAGCTTGGTCAAGCCCTTGCCCAACGTGGCCATGTCCACGTCAGCCAGCTTGGCCGCGTTGCCGATGCCGATCAGCGCGCCAGCCGCCACGCCAGTCTTGGCCTGCAGGTTGAACAGCTCATCACCTGCATCGATCGCTTGCTTCACGATGGCAGCCAAGCCGCCCACTACGGCGCTGCCGGCGATGGCTGCACCAAAGCCAGCGACCGCACCTCTAAGGTTGCTGAATCCCAGGGCTGCATTCTTGACCTGACCCTGCAGCCCCTGCATGGAGTTGCCCAGGCGCCGGATGTTGTTTTCGCCTTGAACGTCCGCCTTGATGCGGAGCATGGCGTCCATGTTCATCGCCATCTCAGGCGCTCCGTTCGCTAAGCACTGCCATGGCTGCGGCCTCCATTACCTGCAGGTCCTCAAGCATGGAGCGATCATCCTCCACTGCATACAGTTTAAACACCCACGCCAGGGCTCCGTAATCAAGCCCCAGCACGCCGCCCATCGTGGTGCGCCATTGCGTTTGCACCCGCAGGAACATTTCCACGGCTGCCCAATTCTCGGGCCAAACGCCAAAATCGTCATCAGGTCCCGACGGTAGATCTGGCAGAGTGATGCCCATGGCCGCGGCATCGGCGGCGGTTTCGTCAACGACGCTCCCGCCCGCCCAATGCTCAGCGGCCTCTATCAGTTTTTTCGCTTGGCTCCCTTAATGCTGTCCATGTAGGACTTGAGAATCGCCACCGAAAGCAGCGGAATCTCAAGCGCCTGCTCGAGTGCCTTCTGGCTGAATGGGATCTCTTTGCCGTTGTCATCGTTGACGCCGGACCATCCAACCAGCACCTCGGCCGCCAACTCAGTTAGCCGTTCAATGTCGCCCACATCGTCGAACCGCTGCAGCTCAGCCACCAATGGGGCCACCTTGCTTTGCGGTAGACGCTTGAACTCGCCATCAAATGTTTGGCGCTCGTGCCGGCCGCCATCGACAGGGATGTCGAAAGTGACCGGCCACGAGTAGGTGTCCGACTGCTTGAGAACGAAAGCCATTAGGCGAAAGTGAGGGTGACTTCGTCGTTGCCCGCGCTAGACGGAATCGCGACGTATGGGAGGTTCAGCATTTGGATGCCGTCCTGGTCAGAATACGTCGGATTGCCGATGTCCACAATCGGCGCCAGCAACGTCACAATGTTGCCAGCAGTGATCCCGTGTTGGAATGTGACCAAACCAGTGGTGTCGTTGTTGGCGATTGTGAAGAAATCTTTCTCCGCGATAGTCGGTGCCTCGATTATGGCAGTGCCAGCAGGAGCCCGGTTCGTAATGGTTACGGACTTGTCGCATCCAACAAGTTCGCGATAAAGGACCTCATTGGCAAGGTCAAAGCTAAGCGACTGCACGCAGGCAGAGCTGTAGCCCAAGATTGACACAGCCACGGTGTTGCCAGCCTTGAAGATGGCCGGCGTTGCTTGATTGCTATAGGTGACTGAAGGCGCAGCCGTGTCGGTTGGAGCGTTGTAGATCCCGGTCATGGTGAACGAGATCGTCGGAATGGCGCCGACTTCGCAGTTCAAGCTAAAGGTTCCGCGGCAACCTGTAGCCTTATGGAGAACGCCAGAGTTGTTGAAATAAATCGTTGCGCTTTCAAAACTCTCGCTGACAGGTTTGTAGCCAACGTTTGCCGAAATGCTGTAGACGCTGGTGTTGTCAGGCGTAAAGGCCGTCGTGCTCTTTTGCACCGTGGCGACCTTGGTACTGCCGACGTAATTGGTGATAACACCCTTGCTGCCACTGCCGGTGCCGCTGGTCAGGCTGATCACCATGCCGTTGTAGATGTCATCAGTGCTGCTGGCGCCAGATGCCAGAGTGATGCTGCCCGCCGATCCGGCCTGTGCAGTGCCGGTGATGGCCGAGGCTGTAGTCGTGGCAGACATGCCACAGGCACGAAGCAAAGAGTCCACCTTTGAAGCTGTCCCGGCACTGCCGGAACCAGCCAGCTCAGCCTCGAATGTGATGCTGACTCGAGTGTTGGCAAGGATCTGGTCTGAGTTGCCCAGGTATGGGCGGATCAGATCGCGGCTGACGGTTTCAGACTCGATAGGGGTGATCTCAAGGTTTCGCACCAGCACTGCATCAGTGCCAACAGGGCTTGAGTCGGTCCCGTAGGTCGATTCAATCTTCGCCAGGATCAGGCGTTTGCGGCTGAGCAGTGCCATTAGAAGGTGCCTCGGTCAGGGTTGGATCCATGTTGCACTCGGCTGCGGTGCGCTCGATGAGCTTCCGTTTGCCGGTTTTCTTGTCCAAGACGTATGAACCGCCCTGGCCTGTGTGTTCGTCCACCATCGTAGCCACTATGCTGTGGCCAGATTAGCGACGCTCGTGCGATAGCGCACAAGGTAATCGCAACTGATCACGCCGGCTG